GGTTGTCCGCGGTCGATGATTATTTCTTCATCCATCTACTCTTTATGTAGAAACTAAAAAAATTACCTTTAACGCAGTTTATAAAAAATGTTGATACATTATAAATGTTCCAGTTCAATAAAACTGACCGAAAGTTCCTCATCACCATTGTGATTTTATTTTATGTCGTCGTAATTTTTGGTCTCATGAGCAAAAGTCGTTATCAGCCCAAACCAATCACAATCAAGGTTGTGAACGATAAGTCCCTCTTCGATCTTGAAAATCGCATGGATTGTGTCCCAGGGTCGGGTAAGGAAGACAGCCCCTACACCAAGAGCCTCACACCCGGTGGACTCTGTGGTGCCCAAAAACTTGTTGGTGAACATGCTGGGTATGCGATCGAGGATGGAATCGGTGGATCTTTAATCTAAGCTAACTATAAATGGCTCTCATCACGTCGCCAACTGAAATGATTCCCGACCTCAACTACGAATATCATACCATTACAGTTGATACAATTGGTCAAACTGCGGCGAACACTTTTACGTGTTTTTTGAACCAACCCCTCCACAATGTTGTTCAGGCCAGACTTTTGGCTGCGAGAATTAATACAATTGCACCTGTCAATGGAACAGGTCACTGCTATGTTTCGATTGAAGAATTGGACTCTATTTTCTCGGATCGAGCCTCAAACGTTCTCACAGGTCAAGCCACTATGAGTGTGGTGCGAAACTCATTCGCTAGCATTGTCACGGCGGATGACAGTGGACTCATCAGCTTCAGAGATGATTACCCAATCGCCACACAGTATATAAATCCAATTCGAACCATCAGTCGTTTAACAATTAATATCCGGAATCAAGATGGTGTTCTCATTGAACCACCAAATCCAATCGAAGATAACTATTTAGTCCTCCGTTTTGTGTGTAGGAAACCCAACCTGTAATTTTCTTCCCATAGAGTAGTATACCATGTCCGCTGGTGTTGTTCAATTGATTGCTATAGGTGCCCAGGATGAATATATCATGGGTAACCCCGAAATATCCTTCTTTAGTTCACAATTCAAAAGACATGCTAACTTTTCACAGTCCATCGAAAAACAAACAATTCTTGGAGCAGTGAAAAGTAATTCAATGTCCAGTGTAAATTTTGAACGGTCTGGGGATCTCCTCGGATACGTGTACTTCGCCGCAGACGATTCAAGTCAAGCCCAATCTATCGACGACTGGAGAACCCTAGTAGATAAGGTTGAACTCCTCATAGGTGGATCTGTCGTAGATTCCCAAGATTCTATTTTCAGTGAGAAAATTGCCATAGATACATTCGCCCAAAACGTCTCTAAGAGTGCCATGGGATCACACCCCGGTACGAGCTCTTCCTCCTACTTTTACCCCCTCCGCTTCTTCTTCTGTGAGAGTGCGCAGTGCGCCATTCCCCTTGTGGCCCTCAACTATCACAATGTAGAATTGCGCATCTACTGGGGACCAAACGCGTCCGCCTATAACATAGAATGCTTTGCAAACTATTATTACCTGGATAATCAAGAACGTGCGCAAATTTCCACAAAGACCCACGATATCCTCATCACCCAAGTTCAAAAGAATATTCCGTCCCAAAACAGAATCCAAGAACTCACATTCAATCACCCGGTGAAGTATCTCGCATCATCAAATACATCCGTTGTAAGCTCCCTAACTTCACCATCGAATAGAATTAAACTCACCATAAACGGTCTAGATGTTGGTAACTATAGGTGGAGTCAGCCACACTTTATCGACGTCATGAACTACTATCACACCAACTTTGTAACCTCACCCGACTTTTTCCTGTATTGCTTCTGCCTCATGACCAGCTCCTATCAGCCCACGGGAACTCTCAATTTTAGCCGCCTCAACTCAGCCAAGATTATGAGCGAATCCCTAGACATAATGGATCCCATATACGCAGTCAACTATAACATACTACGTATACAAAATGGTATGGCCGGTCTCTTGTATGCAAACTAATTATTCGTGTAAATAAAATCAAGTGTTATATAAATGGTAAAGAACTTACCGACAGTGGAGAGGTCTACGAGAATCCGCTTCGGTAAAAATTGTAGACAGGAACAGGCAGATAATACCATAGTCTTTAATGCCAGTGACGAGTTCCTAGAAGCAAACACCTCAAATGCCATCTATATGACACCCATGCGGTTAAGGGAGGATGTCACAGATAGAAATATCACAGTTTTGACATTTAATCAAGTGACCAAAGAAATCACAGATTCGGGTGCCGTAGCTGAAGATATTTTTGATTTTTCTCTCCAAAATGCCACACTGAATGGTAATGTGACCGCCAACGTCGTATCTTTTAATAACCCGGAAACGAGTGTGACCACCCTATCAAATGTTGGTGTAGCAAATGGATCGCCCATACACACCTTAGATGTGGGGTCAAACCTTTACGTGGACGATGTGGGGTCAAATGTCCTCGTCGTCTCTGGGAATACCCACATCACCCAAGACCTCGTCGTAGATGGTAATGTCCTCGTAGAGGGGGTGGTGACCTCGTTCCATAGTGAAAACTTCAAGGTTCGAGATGGAATCATAGAGTTGGGGAAGGACAATACTTTGATTGACACAACACTGGACCTGGGTCTCGTCCTAACCCGACCAGAATCAAATGTCACCATCGGGTTTGTAGAATCCACCGATGAAATCATCCTCGCCTATACCCAAAGTAGTGCCAATGGGAAAACCCTCATCCCCCTCACCTCCGAAGATGTCAATGTCCACGTGTACGGTAGACTCTACACCGAAGCCAATGTCGGTATCGTCAATACCTCCCCCATACACACCTTAGATGTGGGGTCAAACCTCTATGTAGATGATGTGGGGTCAAATATTCTCGTCGTCACCGGGAATGTTGAGGCCACCGCATACTACGGAGATGGTACCACCCTCACGGGGGTCGCACTCCTGTCAAACTTCGATAGCAATGTTTCTCGGATCCAAGTTTTGGAAACTGACCTCACCTCCAATGCAACCCGGGTGGGGGTCCTGGAGGTGGATCTCACCTCGAACGCCTCTAGGGTCGGGACACTAGAGACCGACCTAGCCTCTAATGCCTCTAGGGTTGGCACATTGGAGGTGGATCTCACCTCGAACGCCTCTAGGGTCGGGACCTTAGAGGTAGACCTTGCCTCTAACGCATCTAGGGTCGGGACCTTAGAGGTAGACCTGGCCTCCAATGCCGCAAGGGTCGGGACATTAGAGACCGGTTTAGCAGGTGCCGAAGCTAATATAGTCACAATCAACAATGATCTCATTACAACGACTACACGGGTGAGTGTCGTTGAAACAGATCTGGCCTCTAACGCATCTAGGGTCGGAGTCCTAGAGACCAATCTCACATCCAATGCCACCCGGGTTGGGACCCTCGAGACCAACCTAGCCTCAAATGCGGCCCGGGTGGGGACCCTCGAGACCGATCTTGCCTCTAACGCATCTAGGGTCGGGACCTTGGAGGTGGACCTCACCTCAAACGCCTCTAGGGTGGGGGTCTTAGAGACCGACCTGGCCTCTAACGCTACCAGGGTTGGGACGCTGGAGGTAGACCTCGCATCAAATGCCGCCCGCGTCGGTACCCTTGAGACAATTAAGGCCCCGAAGGATGGACCCACATTCACGGGAACTGTGGGTATCGCAAACGCATCCTCTACATACGACCTGAGCGTGGGATCCAACCTCTTCGTAGACACCGATGGATCCAATGTTCTCATAGTTCATGGGAACGTCTCAGCGACCTCGTACTATGGTGACGGTAGCAAATTGACCGGCCTCGTCACAGCCCTCCAAGATGTCTCAGATAATGGAAATACCACCACAAACACAATTGAATTCAATAATACCGCCACGGGTCTGGTCACGGTGAGCAACATCGTCGCAGGTGGAAACGTAACCGCGACAACCTTTTTGGGTGATGGGAGTCAACTCACAGGTCTCGTCACAGCCCTCCAAGATGTCTCAGATAATGGGAACACCACCACAAATACCATAGAGTTCAACAATACCGCCACGGGTCTGGTCACGGTGAGTAACATCGTCGCGGGTGGGAATGTAACAGCCACCACCTACCTAGGTGATGGTAGCCAACTCACTGGGATAGTCACCACACTCCAAGGTGTATCTGATAATGGAAACACCACATCCAACACCCTCCAATTCACCAATGCACACACCGCCTTCACCACCGACCTCGTCTCCAATGTCGAAGTTAAACTTAATCAATTGGCAAACGTAGTTATAGATACAGGTACTCTCCAGACAGAAGATTTACTCGTCTATAATGGTTCCAATTGGGTAAATCAATTGGCAAACCATACATTCCTACAAGTAAAAGCTGATGAAACTGTCAGTAAGGGTGACGTCGTATATGCGTCGGGTGTAACGGGGAATGATGTAGTAAATGTACGAAAAGCACGTTCAAATTCTCCATCAACGATGCCATCCCTCGGGGTGATATATCAAGATTTATCTGTAAATGATCAAGGTTTAGTAGTTACATTTGGTCGAGCGGATAGTCTAAACACGAATGGATTTATAGAAGGTGAAACTGTATATGTAAGTAACGTTACAGCGGGCGAAATTTCTAATGTAAAACCACTCGCCGCGACAGATCTCATTCAAAACATAGGATTTTGTATAAAGTCACACGCTTCGTCGGGTATCATTTCTGTTACAGGTGTAGGAAGAGCAAATGATATCCCTAACGCCACCGTCATAACATCAACACCGAACCATGTGTATGTAAATGATTCGGGTAATGAACTTGAAAAAATAGTTCCCGCCAATCTTCTCACGAAACTACAAACTCTCCAACAGGTCACCGACACTGGGAACACAACCTCTAATGTACTCCAATTTACAAATGCCACCACTGGCCTTGTGACCACCGCAAACCTGGAAGTCGGTTCGAACATATCCGTGGCAGGTCTCACCCAAAATAAATTCCCAATCGTGGGTACCGGAAATTTTCTAGAAGATTCTTTGATTAGTAAAACTAGTGGTGCCATCGTAATATCTTCAGATCTTGAAGTTTTAGGAAATGTACTCGTGACAGGTAATTCATATACAGTCGAATCAAATTCACTTGTCATAAATGATCGAGTACTCGGAATCGCAAATAACAATACCTCCCACGATTTGGATGTGGGTATCATTATGCAACATCCGGGTAAGAATGTAGCACTCATTCATCATGGAGAATCTGTCGGACCCAGTGACCCACACGATCACACGTTTACGATTGGATACACCCAAAATACAGTCACGGATAATCATATCTTTGATGATTCAAACTTAATTACCGTTGAAATATTGGGGAATCTCCAAGTTCAAAATAGTTTAACAGTGTCAACAGGAAGCTACTATGGTGATGGTACAACCCTAACAGGTCTCGCCCTACTGTCTGACTTTACAAGTAACGTCTCCAGAATTGGGACCTTAGAGACCGACCTCACCTCCAACGCCTCTAGAGTGGGGGTCCTGGAGACCGACCTGACCTCTAATGCATCTAGGGTCGGGACCTTAGAGACAGACCTCACATCCAATGCCTCTAGAGTGGGGGTCCTGGAGACCGACCTCACCTCCAACGCATCTAGGGTCGGGACCTTAGAGACAGACCTCACATCCAATGCCTCTAG